GCCATGATGTAACCTCTCTTTCATTTTGGTTCTCCAAGCCTTTGCGCGCCGCTCGATCAGGTCGTCACGCTCTTTCGTGCGTGCTTGGATACTCGTCTGTTCATATGCCGGGAACGTGCAGCACGAAACCTCGAACAATTCGACCTCACGAATAGTCCAGTGGACGCTACCATCATCTCGGAAATCGGTTTCCTCGTTGGTGATAAAGAATCCGAAGGAACACTGGTTTACATCGCCTCGCTGAACGCGCGAATACAGGTTCATTGCATCACTATCGTTCGGATTGATAATGATCTTTCCCCATAAGCCGTGCGAATCCTCGCGAAGCTCAAGCGTGCCCGCCTTGTTCCTTCCAAGGACAAGAGTGGAGTCGTGATTGATTAAAGCTCTCACGTCTGCACCAAGCGTGTTTGAGAACGCACCGGGAGCAATGCTTTCGGTCATTCCCGGTCCGATCTCATAATTGCTATTAAAAACGGCGAAGTACCCTTCGATGATTCGGGCCTCGCCGTCTTCCCTCGTTGTAAATTCCGATGCCGCGCTTCTTACCTGCCGCATCTGTCTTTCCTTCTCCATGATTACTCTCCTTCTTGGACAAGTTTCTTCTGTTTGCCGCTCATGTCTGCCGGGATGTAGTTCTCCAGTACCTTGTATTCCTTGAGTCCTACAGGGCTGAGATGTACGCGGTCGCGCCATTCATCGCCGCAAACAAAACCGCGGTCAGAACCGGCAAGCATGATCGACGAAACCTTCTCGATGTCGTAATCCATCAGCGACCAAATGTTGAAGGTCAGATACCAGTCAGGTGACAGGATCAGCTTGCGCGTCATTTCTGCCGCGATATTCTTGGCAAGGTTCATAATCGTCGTCGAAATGAAGTAGTTCCATTCCGCCGCGCTGTACTCACCTACGCCTAAAATAAAAGCCGGTACTCCGAGAATCGAAGCAACGGCCTTTTTGTCGAGTGTTACTGTGTCTGCGATAGCAAGATCAGCGAGAGTCAGGGGCTTGACCTGCTGCACGCTCATCTGTTCAGCAGGAATCATCCAAGGCTCACCCGGTGTGGCCGGATTCACGTAGGATTCAATCAGTTTCTTACGCCCCTCAGGAGAAGCAAACTCATCGGTCAGAGCATCAACGGAGACGATCAGAGACGGTTTGTACTCGCTCTTCATAAACGCGTTTTCCGTCTTTGCCGCCTGCTTCAGGTTTTCAGCGACCGTCTGCAAATTGACGGTCATTCCTCTGCCCTTCCACAGGTAGTTCTCATCCGGGTTATACACGAAGTGGAGAACGTTGTTCGGGTCCATCTCACGCGATCCGTCGATCACGACGCGGTAGTCCGTGTAACTGTTCATGATCGGCTGGAAGGTCACTCTGCTTGCCGCGATCGGTTCGAGGTCTGCAAGGAGTCCTCTTTCCGTGTGCGGTACAACGACCGCGTTTCCTTTGCCGTATAACAGCATCGTCATCACAATGCCTGTCATCCACGTCTGCCGCGTCATGTTCCGCATCGGGTTGATATCAATCTTCCGAGACAGTTCGTTCTGAAGACGCTTGTCGCCGTCTGCCGTGTTCTGCATCAGGTGAATCGTTGCGGACGCAATGATCGAAGCGATCTTGTAGCACGCGGCCATGATCTCCGGGTTTCGGTCAAGCGGAGTATAGCCGCTGATACAAAGAGTATCGTATGCCTCCGGTGAAGTCAGCCAGTACGCACTCGCGCTCCCATTGTTCCGCTTCTTCTTTTTCTTGAAAAGGTTCATGTCGTTTCTTCTCCAAACCAGCTACGCGCTTTTTTCTTCTTCTCATCGTCCTTGCACATACGGATCGTTGCAAAGACAGAAGCATCGAAGAGGTCTATCTTGGTGTGTTCGCTGATCTTTTCGTACATAACAGCATCGTCTACGCCCTCTTTAGCGCGGACGTTTCCGACACAATATTCATAGGCCGGAGAATGGAGATAGTAGAGCGTTCCATTCTTTGCGGCCTTTTCGATATGTCTAAATCCCTGAGATTTCAGGAAGTATAGCTGTGGTTGGTCGACGATCGAGAAATGTGCTTTCTTCATTGCAGGGAAGTACTCTTCTCCCGCGAACTTCTTGTCGTGTCCGACCGAGCGAATCTTGAAGCCCTTACTCCGCATCATAACGAACCAGTTGACAACGTCCTGCGCCTGTATCGTGGGCGCGTTACAGATTGTCAGCAGCCCTTCTCTCTCCCAGCCGTAGACATCCACCATGTCTTTCTCAATCTTCTCGTTGATCTGAGAGACAGGGATAAACGCGTGCGTGATAATAATGTCCACGCCCTTGTATTGCCCGACGAGCGCGGCGGCCGTTAAGTCGTACACGCGCGAGAGGTCGGCACCGCCGTACCAGTCGATCGGCAATTTGGAAAGCTCATCAATCGTCCATGTGTATTGTCCGTCCGAAGATTTAAACTCATTCAGGTCAAACCATGCTTTCATGGACTGTGAGTAGACGTTCAGCGACCGAGACAGGAAATCCTTCAGGAGCATCGGATCGCTCTGAGCCTGTCTTGCCGCCGCCATAATCTCTTCAGGTCGGATCGTGACGCCGTAATTCGGATTCGCTTTCATGTGCTGAATGGGATTCAGGTAGTCGACATCGCCCTTCTCATCCTCATCTGCTTTAGCGACAAAGGAAAAGTATGAGTCATCCGTCATACTTCCGTCCGCGACCTTCAGCGCGTATTCCATACGGCTGTGTCCGAAAGAGTTGATATTGTCACCGGCGGTCGTGATACCGATCATCAGTTTGTTCGTATAGGCCTGCATGGCCTCTTTGAATCTGTTGTACTGAGCCGGTGTCTTAAAGGCCGCGACCTCATCCGCGATAGCGAAGTTACAGTTAAAGGAATCCTGTTTGTCAGGGTTTGAGGCCATGATCTGAATATCCATGAAGCCGTCAGGCACGCCGTTCTTGGTGAACGTGTACTTGATGGAGTGCTCGAAGCTGTTGTTATGGATATTCATCGTCTTGGACATTCCCCTGTAATCAAGGCTGTACTTGATAAAGTTGAATGTCTCGAGCGCCTGTTTAAGCGCGGCCGCTACAACGTACGTACGGGAACCGCTCTGCCGCTGAATAATCGCCATCGCGAAAGCAAGCGCAGCGATCAAGCTCGTTTTCCCGTTCTTCCGGCCAATCATGATAAAGGCTTCTTTGTACCGTCGCTCGTTCGTGCCCTTCTTCCAAAATCCGAGCAGATTGTAGACAATGAATATCTGCCAAGGTTCCAGCAGGAACGGTGCATTAGACAGGGGTTTGCCGTTCATGTCTTCGCCCTGCCTATGAACGAATATGCCCTCGATGATCGCGACCGCCGTGTCCGCCTGTTGCGTGCGGAACTCAAGATCATCGCGCTCTAAGTCCGCGAGAAATCTCTTGCACGCGTTGATAACACCGTCACTTGCAACAATGTCGCCCTTCACAACACCGTTCGCGTATTCAATGGCGCGATCCGCGTACTTCTTTTTGTGCATCAGATACCGAGATCAGCGAGAGCCTTTGTCAGACCGTCTCTTGTGTCTTCCGGTTCCTTGCCCTCGTTTATCGCTTTCCATGATTTACTGGTTAGACCGAGATCGCGCCAGTATTGAAGGGCCTGTGCGTTACAGTCGAGGACTACCACCATTGAAGGATTCTTGATCGGATTCGATATACCGTTCTTATTCGTGTATTCGATAACCGGCAATGATCCGTTGTCCTCAAAGTCTTTCTGCGCTAAATCGCGCGTTTCCATCAGGATCGCAAGTGTATCAATCACGCTGTCAAAAAACGGCTGATAGGTTTGAGCGGCGATGCACGCCTCTTTTATCCTTTTCCGCCATCCGCTACGTTTCATGTCACACCTCTATCACTTCTATGTCGTTATCCTTGCAGAATGATCTGATCTCTTCGATATTCTGTCTCATCTCATCCGCGCGCTCCTTGCTGATCTTCGAGTAGTCTTTCCGCGCGGAGATATTAAAAGCCCGATTACAGATAACTACTATATCGGGCGCGATCTCCTGAAACTCTTCGATTGTTGGTGCCGTGCGAATCACGTACACGAGTCCGCAAAACCGCCGAGCATTTTGGGCAAAGGAAATAGCCATACTATTTGCTATCTTCCTCGCGGACGCAGATGTATCTTCATGCGGACGCGTTAAACGGAACGCTGCCGCCAAGTAATCCGCGTCATACGCAAGGCCGTTCCTTAAATGCTGTTTCGCCCATGTGGTCTTGCCGCTTCCCGGCAATCCAATCACAAGGAAAAGCCTTGACAGCGGAATGTTCTGCTTCTCCGCAGTCTCGAAAAGAAGCTCCCATCCGAGCGGAGACAGATTGTTTGACGAGCGTATATGAAGCAGTTCGTGCGTTTCGTTGCTGACCGCAATGCAGTTCCAGCGCTCAAGCTCATACTCAGGGTATTTGTCACGCGGAAAGATATGGTGAACCATGTCCGCAGGAACGTTTCTCCCGGTCCGCGCTTCAAGCTGATCCTTGTATTCTGCTTCGCGCAAAACTAAAGCGCGCAGATGCTTCCACGCGCTTGTGTTGTAAAACTTGTGTACAACCTTCATGGTCTTACATCAGGTTCGCCAGTCCAAACTACTGCTTGATTTCTTATATAGTTCCCCTGATAGTCTACCCATTCGTGTCTGCCTGACATCTGACAAATCCAGTGTCTAAGCCGTTCGGGCTGACCGTCAATTAAAACATCGTACCATCCGGGAAGCTTCGGCCATCCTTCGTAATACTCTTCGTCTTCGTAGATCATGATTTATCTCCATGTCTATTATTCGCAATATCATAATAGCATGTGTGACAGGCGCATAACGGTTCATGTTTTCGTGTACGCGCACGGGGCACACAAGCGCGCGCAGGCGCGCGCGCGCGCGATCCGAGAGCCTGAAAATCGACCTTTTGCGTATAAAAGGG